CTTGTGGAATTTGGGGAAGGACAGCGTTGCCGAGTGCTTCAACTCTGTGAACCCGATGGGATAGCCCATCAGAAACTCGAATTGCTCCGGCGTAGGCTTCTGCGTTCCAAAGGCCCGCACATAGTTCCGGCAGCTTGGCCACTTCTGCATTGAGGGTGCGTTGAAATTCGCCTTCCTCGTGGGGGTGTGCAACAAGCCACCAACGGCTTCTTCCATGCGGTGCCCCGCAATCATGAGCCGATATATTTCTGATTGCGATGTTGTATCCGAGTGTCCGCAGATCATCTGCGGCAATTTTGATTGCATATTCACTGACATTCTCCGCGATGACATAGGAAGGATCGGAACCATCGATCACCCGGCGCATTTCGGGCCACAGATCGACGGCAACACGGCGACCGCGTGAAGCTGTGCTAAACGGCTGGCAAGGGAAGCCACCGCAAATCACATCGCAGTCAAACCGTTCGATATCGTGGATATCTTCGACCTGGTGGACTTCCGGCCAATGCTTGCGAAGCACGGCGCGTTGAAACGGTTCTATCTCGCACTGACCTACGATTTCAAAGCCGCCTGTTCGTTCAAGGCCGAGGTCAAACCCACCTATTCCGGCGAACAGCGAAAGTGTGCGAAGCTTCTCCCTGTCAGGCGCGTCTAGCTTGGAGAGACGGGTAATGAGGTTCTGGGTCATGGCTTCACCTCGGTTGCTTTAAAAACAGACGTGAATTGGTTGCGCGCTCTACCGTGCATAACCATTTCTTGCATGTTTTCCTTCTGGGTAGCCCACCGCAAATGCCGAGGATTGACGCAGCCTAGGTGTCCATTGCCGCACGAATGTGCCACAACGTTCATTCCAACTTTGGGATATCCATGCGCCATCTTGCAAACGACGCGATGTGCCATGACTTCACCGTTGTACTTGAATGACGTGTAGCCGTTTTTCAATCTTGCGAAAGGCCACTCCAAACAATCGTCTCCGGTATAAGGCAGGGCTACTGTTTTGATGAATTCCATCGGAGCGCCGATCATCGTTCCGCCACCTACTGGCGAACCATTCCTCAGCAATCTGCTGTAATGTTTGCTGCAATAACCGTGGCCGGTCGCAAACTTTGTGCATCCTTCAATGCGGCAAGGCTTTGAAGCTCTGGATTTGTAGATTTTAGACTGAGCGTTGATGCAATCCTTGCAATGATAGTTCAGGCGGTCCTGCGTCCGTTTGTGCGCTCCAAACCGGTCTAATGGTTTTGATATGTTGCACTTCGAGCAAACCTTCATCTGGAGTGCGTTATTCATGGCGCACCCCCAATTTTTCAGCAGCCGCGAGCTTGGCTTCTAGGACCTCCTGTGCGGTGATTTGTGTCTCTTGGTCCTTGGCTACTCGTTCCAAGAAATTAATCCGCGCATCCTTCGCCGCGTTGTCGGCTTCTAGACTGTCGATTGTTTTGTCCTTCAACCCGCAATGAGTTTGAGCGATTTCCATCGCGGTTTTAAGGAAGAGCACCTTCTCTCGTTCCGCCGCCAATAGCTCCTCAGCCTGCGAGCGGGTGACAAATTCCCCCGACAAGGTTCGGAACTCCGTCTCCAACTCCCCGCACTTTCCGGTAGCATCCGGCGATACGGGAGCAACGGGGGTGGGGCGGGTGTTCCAGGCTTTACTCAGTTCCTCGAAGAAAAGAGGGCATGCATCCATAGCGAATGTCGCGCGCGATGACGCGCCGCACTCATTGCAAGAAATGCGATGAAACTTTCCGTCTGTATCCATGTCCGGAGTGCTTCGGAAAGAAAGCTGATTGCTCCCGCAAAGCGGGCAAGGCAGTAAATCAGCCATGGTTTTGGCTCCTATCATATATGGAATGAGCGAGATCAGCAGCGTCTACCCAAGTTCTTCGGCTCACAATTTCACGAGGTAGGCTTTCGCTAATCCCAAACCGTGCGGCAATGGACTTACATTCCTCGCCTCGGAGGCGGGCAAGTGCTACCTCAACAGCTGTGCTGAAATCCAAACGCTTATTCCTTCGGTTCCGCGCCTGTTGAACTGGCGTTGCCCATCGACAATTGCCCGGCTCGTAGTTGCCATTATTGTCGATGCGATCCAGTGTTTTGCCATCTGGCCTTTCGCCCATATCTTCAAGAAAGGCTTCAAACGACTTCCAGCGCTCGCAGACGGTTATTCCTCGCCCAACATGCTTGTTGTGCTGGTCCCGGTCCTCATACTTGCAGCGCGACAACATCGACTGCCAAGAGGTGTACGTTGGGCTGTCTCCACGCCCATCAATCCTGGAAGAATGACCATGCCGAATATGCTGCTCTGACCATTTGCGCGGATCATAGTTCGGCCACGGCTTCAGTTCACTCGCCATGACGGTCGCCTCCTGATGGGAACGGGGCGTTCACGGTTTTCTCGATGAGCTTCCGGTTGTTGTCTGGCGTGACGTACATACGCTTGCCAGAGATCACCGCGTTGTTCTCCGTGACCGTCAGTTCTTGACCGTTTGTGTTTTTGATCACGGTGCCGGGCGCGCATACGTGGATTTCGTAGCCTAAGTGCATCATTCCGCGCCCTCCGAAGCAGGTGCAGATGGGAGAGGACGCCAGTGGGTATAAGGCGCTTCTGGATACTGATTTCGACCGTTCGGCCACCGCTCGCTGAAGCCGTCGATGTGATAATGATCAAGCCGCGCATATTCGTTGTGAGCGCGCTTGTTGCCGGGGCTGTAGCAGAGATACGGTTCCTCAGTGTCCTTCGGCGCGCTTTCTATAGGCAGCCACCCATCCCCCTCAACCAATTTACCGGCGTCGGCATGGTCCGGGGAGGATAGGGCGCGAGTGTTCATCGCATCAACGACTTGCTTCGCCTTATGGATTTTCATAACCGCAATGAATTCGCCGTTGTCATCATAAATCCACGCATGGCTAGCCTCATCGTCTGGCCCGCATTTAATTTCGTACCTCCAAGGTGTTTGACTATTCATCATTAGTGCTGCCTCCCGGAGTGCGACTGAAGACTGCATCTTGAACCCTGCCGAGCAAACCTGCTGCGAAGTCTTCAAGCATGACCTTCTCAGCTTCCGATGGAGTGTAATCCCCATTGTCGCCACGAAACTCATAAGCTTCGACTTCTTCACGAGGGTTGAAGCTGCGAATTTGTTCCAACGCCAGCTCACGCGCTGCGGATGGCTCAAGCGCGGAGAGGATGCGAGCGGAATAATCGGCCTGTGCGGCGGCTTTGGCGGCTTCCTCGTTTAGAGCTTCACCGTTAGCCTCATTCCACCCGCCCTCGACTGACCAAAACCACTTTCCATTGGCTTCGTCATGCGTCCATGTCCGATAGGTGCCGAAATCAGTATCGCACCGTGAGAGCGTGTCGCTGAGCGGCGGTCTGATCCAAGCCAGCTTCTTCACACCCACCCCAGGTAGGTGAGGCAATGCAGCGGTGAGGGCTGCTTGCGCCATTTCAGTATAAGTATCTCCAGCGCGACGAATTGCGGCTGCTGCCGCCTTCACGGCTTCTTGCGGTATTGTGGTCATGGCTGGACCTCGCGAGCGGCAATAAATTGATCAGCCGCACGAAACGCATCTCGCGCGTCTTCCTCAAAAGAATTTCCAATTTCCTGAGAGGCAAAACGAGCAAAAATCTCAAGGGCTACGCGGTCGCGAAGCGTCATGCCTGACTGACCGATATTTTCACTTGTGGCCATGTCATCGGCGGCACTGAATACAACGTTCCCCGGATAGGCCGGGCCACCTGTGTTTATGCTGGTCATGGGCGCGTCCTCGCGTTCCGAATGATGACAAGGGCGGCGTCGTCGTCGCCAGATACGCCATGCAGGGCCATCGCCACTTGGCACGGATCGATCTTGTACTTTTGCCAGAAGTCCTGTTCGTTCATGGAATGCTGTTCACGGTGCATTTCCGGTGAGAGCGGAACTGTCCAGCGGTCATCCGGCTTTTCAGCCTTGCCGGTGTCGCGCTTTCCAAGGTGAGGAGCGGCATACCGGATATGAGCGGCTTCAACGCCATACTGCCCGGTAATGATGCACGGAAGGGTTCTTATCCAAGCAAGATGTTTGCCATTCTCAATGCGGGGGCGCTTCTTCCCCTTCGCTGGGGCCAGTGAGAATGCAGTGTCATATCGTGGCATTCGGAATGCAGCAGCCATATCAGTGCCTCGCATAGCCGAGTTCTTCGGCCAGTTGCTCGGCCATCAGGCCGTTGAGTTCGTTGTAAAGGTGGCTTCGTGGGCGGTGCTGGCGCTTGGCCGTCTCTATCTCCGCAATCTTGGCTGTAATCTCGGCCTGAAGGTCGCGGCCCTCCGGTTCTTGGAAAAGCCAGTTGAAGAATTTTGCAATGAAAGAGGGGATCATCACGCAACCTCCTCACGGACATAGCCGTAGGTTTCGGCAAGCCACTTCTCAGCCTTCTTGAAGAAAGCTTGAAATTCAGCTTCGCTCATCTTGTCGAAGGAAATTGAACCGGGGAGTTGAACCTTTAGGCCATCCGGCAAGCGGACCAAATCAACCACGCCCGTCTCAAGCTTAATGATTTCATGCAGGCGGTCGGCGCTATAATTCAAACCGTAGCCGTCAACGACTTCCTGTATCATTGCCCAATAGGCACGATGACGGGAAACATTGCGAAACTGCTTGATTTCGACCTTGACCAGTTCGCCGTTGCGAATGCTGTCCAGTGCGGCCATGTCGAACTCCATGGCCGGGACAAGGGCATTCCCCTTGCGAACGAAACCATAAACGGGCTTTTCTCGCTTGCTCATGGCTCACCCCGCATTGACAGGGTGAGAGTTGAGCATTGCGCGAAGAACGCGGGCGATCTGATGCTTGCGAAGGTCAAAGGCGCGCTGAAGCGCTTCTTCATTCTCGGTCAAGGTTGCCTCAACGTCGAAGTCATCCCAGATTTCTACAATTTCTTCCTCAGTCTTGCCGGTCGCCATGGCTTCATCGACCTCGGACAAGAAGGCTTCAATGTCGAAGGCCTCACCGTCATTGACGATTTCGGCTTCTTTAATGACTTCCTCTTTCGACGCAGTAATGGCAGGCGATGGCGGGGAAGGCGGGCTCGGCGGCGATGGTGGCGTGACGTTGACAGCTTCCTGCTGTGCAGGAATGTCCTGCACTTCTTCCGCGATGCCGAGGCCGCGAAGAACATCCGAGAAGCCGTCACGCAATGCAAAGGCGCGGGCGCGCATCTTCAGCATACGGTCTGAATACTGCGACCATGGGCCAGACTTCCCCCAGAGCGAGGCCTTGCGTGCATCGGCAACGGAGAATTCGCCAAGTTTGGCTTCTGGGTCGCCCTTACGCTTGACGAGGCAGAGAGCCTTACGGTTATCACCGGCACCCTCAAACCATTCCTTGAAGCTTTCCATCTTTCCGGACGCTTGCACGACACCAAGTGCACCGTCACCCCAGAGGGTGGCGCGGCTGTTGATGACAGCAATCGATTGCAAAGCCGCCATCGGGGTCAGCCCCACTTCCATGCCATGCATTATTGCGACCATGGCTTTTTCGGGTGTTTCCAGTCCCTTCGGAGCCATGCCCGCTTTGCAAACAGCGGATGCGATGTGCCATGCGCCGTCAAAATCCTGCGGGACGATTGCGCTAACCCTGCCACCTGCTGGCAAAGGTGGGAGGCGATTGCTTTCGTGATGAGCTACAGCGTTCATTATGCGGCCCTCGTAATTTTGGTGATGTGCGCCCATTTGCGCCCACATTGAATGTCTGAAATGGTTGCCCGAGAAACGCCGAAGATTTCCGCAATCTCCCTCTGCATCATGGTTCCGGTCAAAGACGCGATCTCCAAAACATTGTCTTCGGACAGGATGGCGGATGGGTTCTGTGAACCGGGCATGGAATTACCCGGAGCGCGAGATTTGCGAGTTCTGTCGTCAATGTTTTCTCGATGAGTACCAGCCCAAAGGTGATCCGGGTTGATGCAGGATGGAACATCACACTTGTGACATGCGCATTCCGACTTCATCAGCGGGCGTCCAAGTTTTTGGCTTAAAACCAATCTCGTTGCCAAAAGTGTCTTGCTATTGATTCCAACGGACGGGTAGCCATCCTTGTTAACGGCCCCCAACCAGATCATGCACCCGGAATTTGGCTCAGGAATTGTCCGGTCAAAAAGACGATCAAGCTGCACGTTGTTCCTCCATACGCTCGACGCCAGCAACTTCGATACCGGCGCGAACCGCACGGTTGGCAAGCTGCTCGACAAGAGCTTTCATTTCGGGGTGATCTTTCAGGGCAACCAAGGCCTTGTCATAATCAACGATCCGGGCAGAGACGAAAGTGCGAAGGCTGACCTTTGCCCCAGTACGACCAGCTTGCGCATTCGTGGCCTGTGCGGCCTTCTCACGCTCGGCAGCTTCTGCCTTTAGCTGTTCAGCCTCGGCCAATGCAGTTTCGTCGTTGCCTTGCTCAGCGGCGCGGGCGCGCTCATCAGCCTCACGACGCAGGCGGTCGGCTTCTTCCTGCTCCTTGCGGCGGCGTTCATTTTCAAGGCGCTGCTGCTCGATCAGGAATGCATCCATGTGGCGCTTGAGCTTCTTGGATAAGTCGGCAGGTTCTTCCTTGAGGTCGCGCCATTTGTCATCGACGCCGCGGCCCGCGTCCAAATGAGGCTGCTTCTCGACCTTGTGCAGATCGGTCGCCTTCTTGGCGATCCCGGCGAGTTTTTTTGACCAGACTGCCGCCTTGTCGGCTTGCTCCTGAGTGGTGATAGGCGTTTTCAGGAAGTTATCGGCCAATTCCTTCTCGGCCTGAAATTCCAGCTTAAGCGCTTCGTGGGGATCATCCGGCAGATTGTGACCGATAGGCGCAACCGGCGCGTCGTCGTCCCAACCGTTGCCATCGACGGCCTTACGATATGCAGCCTCGGAAACCGGGTACCGGCAAACCCACGACCATAGGTCGACCGGGTCGCCCATCTTGTCGCCAATTTTTGCAACAAGCTGGCCGTCCTGTTCCCAGATGGCAACCGGAAGCCAAGGTCCGTCCTTGCCGTTGCGCTTGCGGTAAAAACCGGGCTGTGCATCGCCTTCGTGAACTGGCAGGCCCTTGCCTACTTCTTTCGGGTCTGCAAGCGCAGCGGTCCAGAATTCGTAAGTATGCGTCATGCTGCAATTCCTTCCTGTTCCTGTAGAAGGTCGGTGAGTTCGAAAAGCTTTTCCGCGAGATAGCGACGGGTCGGGACGTGGGGATCAGTCTTGAGACGATGCTCGATTTCAGCGATCAGCCGCCTGACCTCGGTTTCTGTCAGGTGGTCAGCCATGTGCTTCACCCCTTGCTTTAGCGAGAGCAGACATCGCCGCATCAAGCTTCGATTGTGCAAAATCGATATCCGAGTTGTTGCCGTCATCTCGGGCACAGTCGACGCTATATTCAAGCGCTCCGATTGCCCCTTGAAGGGCTTCATAAAGATCAGGCCCTGCGGCGGTCAGGTGGGCGTTGGCTTCTTCAAATGCATATGCAGTGGTTCTATCTGCGACTTGCACCATCCAGAAATAGCCGTTCTCTGGCGTGTAGCACCCAGCCAATAAGTCCCAAGGCCCCGGTGTGAACTTCGTGTCTGCCATCACATGAACTCCTCAAGCATTTCAGCGAAGATGCGCAGGGCTGCGTCACCTTTGAGGGCCGTTTTGTGAGCGCCTTCTATCGTCGCGCCAAAGCGGGACTGGAACATGCGGCATTGCAGTTTGAAGAAGGCAATATCGTCGTCGCCCCGAGCCTGCTTGATTTCCAGAACATCAGAGAGGTAGCGTGGGCGGTTGATGGAATTCGATATGCCTGCAATCGTGCTGGCAATTCCCGAAACTGTGGTTTGGTATGAGGGATGCATTTTGTGTCTCCTCGAATAAGCATTCGGGAAACCGCCCCTCCGGGCGGAAACCGGAAGGCTTTCAGTCCTCGCTCATGCAAGCGCGCAAATATTGGTCCTCGTCGTGACACTTAACTGAACCCCAATCGCCGAATGTTTCGTCAGGAAAACCGTCATCTCCAATTACGTTGACCGCGTGAGACAGAACCCACGACTTGCAAAGAGCGCGGCGGGTTATTTCTGAACGCGTCCCCGTCACGGTTTCATTGACGAAAGTTACGTAATCGGACTTGCAGTAAGAAATCGTCCGGGTCATGCGGTTCATTTCGGGTGTCTCCCAACTCGTTTGTTGGGATAACCGTACAAAACGTACGAACGGCAGTCAAGTACAAAATGTACGATAGTAGTGCAAAATGTACGATAAATTGTGACATCCGCCCGCGCCGTGGTAGAATCAGTGTGCCTTTCGCTCTGCCTATGCTAACGGCGTGTTAGCATGTTGACTTGTTACGATTGTTGGGAGACATTCATGCTATCGCAACGTTAGCAAGGTGATTCATGAGCGATAATCAAAGTAGAGCAGGGAAGGCGAGACTTATCAAAATGAGCGCTGAGGAGAGGCGCAGGGTGGCTAGTGAGGGGGCAAAGGCTCGATGGGCGAAGGCGGACCCAGAACGAAAAGGCATGGCCAAAGCCGTCTATGGCGATGAAAGCCGTCCTCTCAAAATAGGTGATATAGAGATTCCCTGTTTTGTGCTGGAGGATGAGAGGCGGGTTCTAACGACAGGTGGCATGCAAACGGCCATGAAAATGGCGCGTGGCGGAAGCATGATACGCGGGATGAATCGTTTTGAACTATTTGTGAGCCGCGATAGAATAAAACCTTATGTTTCCAATGAGTTATATGAGCGAATCAAAAACCCGATTTCTTTCATAACCCCGACTGGTGCGCGGGCCCACGGATATGAGGCTGAAATTCTCGTAGAGCTTTGCGAGGCAGTATTGGCAGCTCGTGCAACTGAACGGGGTTTGCAGAAACAGCAAATGCCTATTGCTCAACAATGTGAGCTCATCATGCGGGGCTTGGCGCGGGTGGGTATCGTTGCCCTTGTTGATGAAGCAACTGGCTTCCAAGATATCCGCAAGCGCAACGCTCTTGCAGAGATACTTGAAAAGTTTATAGCGAAGGAATTGCAGCCGTGGGTACACACGTTCCCTGATGATTATTATGAGCAACTGTTCAGGTTGCGCGGCTTGGATTACAAGAAAGATACTGTGAAAAGACCTCAGTATTTTGGCCACCTCACGAACGATATTATCTATAAGCGGCTCGCCCCCGGGGTGAGGGAGGAGCTGGATAAAGTAACTCCCAAATCACCTTCTGGGCGTCGAAAGCATCATATGCACCGGAAGCTGACCCCCGATACCGGCCATCCCAAGTTGCGGGAACATTTGGCATCGGTTACTACGATAATGAAGCTAAGCGGAGACTATTCATCGTTCAAAGACAATCTGGATAAAATCCATCCTCGCTATGACGATACCTTGATGATGGACTTTGGGCCGCAGATACCTGATGACGGGGAAGGCATTTAGTGAGGGGAAAATCCCCTCACACAACATCTAGCGGCGGCAAAATGCCGTTTACCTTTCGTCAAGAATGTTCTTGTTCTGTTCCGCTTTCTGAGTCATCCTGTCGCACATAACAAGCGTACAGGGAGTAATGAGTATGAGCATGCAAACGCAGTATGTGGTGCAGGCATATAGCAAGGCGCCCAAGGGCAAAATCAATGCCGATGCGCCATTTCTGGCGAAAGATGTAAGCCATGCGCGCCGGATCGCGGAAAAGCTGGCATCAATCAAACCCGCAGTCGTTGCCTTTGTGAGCAAGGGCGATGCCGATACCGGCGATTATGAAGAACCGAAGCTCATCTTCGCATATGGTGACAGGTTGCCGCCAGAAGTGGCGGAAATGGAAAAAATATAGCGGCGGGGAGGAGTGAATGATTAAATTCGTGACCATTCAGCCGGGTAAGGAAGGTGACAGGCTGGAGCTTTTGCGAGTTGCCACGCTGAATGGTGGCCTTCTTACCGCAATGAGAAAGGCTGAGTTCAAAGCCAACGAGTTAGCTGAAACTATGGCTTCACTTTATGGTGGTCAGTGGTCAGTCCAGATTGATCATCAGGCTGAGTTTGTTCTTGTTCGTCGCCATTCACGCGAATTGCGTTCATAATGACGCTCATCACGACAAGTATGTCTTGATCGTTAAGCCCTTTGATGCGGCGCAACATGGCTTCTATCTGTGTTGCCCCGCTAATTTTATCTTCGGGTGATCCACCCTCACCGAAAAGTATCCAACCGGGATCAACGCCGAACAATTCACCGTATTTTTCGGCTGCTTTGCGCGAGATTGGACGATTTCCGTTCTCGTTGCTTATCAGAGTGTTCTTATTGATCTCTTTGAGCACGCGTGCGGCATCACTCGGGGTTTCAAACCCGGCTTTAATACGCGCTTCTTTCAAACGGTCTTTCGGTTCCATTCGTACATTATGACTTAGTATTGTCGTTCATAGTGTACGATTTGTGTTGCATTGTTTTCGTACGTTATGTACGATGCGGTCATGATGAACACGCCAAACACTATTACCGACCTGATTGATAGCTGGGGCAAAATTTCCGATTTCGCCCGGGATGTTGGCTGCGGATACGAAGCGGCGAGGCAGATGCGACGGCGCGACAGTATCGCTCCTGAGCATTGGGATAAGGTTGTTTCAGCGTGTTCAAAGCGAGGACTAAAGGGCGTCACGTATGTGTGGCTCGCCTCGCATCGATCCCGCAAAGAGGTTCGAGCCTCTGCGCGACAACCGCAACCTTCAACCCTATCAGGAACCGTGTAATGAGCGACGATATCACATCGGAAGCGCAGACGATTGCCGTTGGCCAGCTTCGGGCCTTCATCGAGAGAATTGAACGTCTCGAGGAAGAAAAGCGAACCATAGGCGAGGATATCAAGGAAGTTTACGCGGAAGCTAATGGCAGCGGCTTCGATAAGAAGATTGTTCGCGAAATTATCCGTCTCCGCCGCAAGGAAGACCATGAGCGTCAGGAAGAAGAAGCGATGCTTCAGCTTTACATGGACGCTTTGGGGATGTCGTAAGCCATGACTGCGACCGTTTTCCCAACTCATGACGGAACATTCATCGCCTCTTGCCGTAAGACCGGCAGGAGCGCGAGCGGTCGCACGCATGAACATGCATTGCAGAATTTCCATTCGTTGGTGAACTCCTCCCACACTGACGAAGAAAGCCGCGCCACCTTCAATAAGCGTGGCGCGGCTCCCTTTTCGAGCGAGGGGCGGCGATGAGGAACAAGCCTCGCTCAATCTCCAATTCAAGAACCCGTCGAGCGTCCTTTGTGTCGCGATCTTTTCCGTTCGCCCGGATATTCGACGGTAGCGGGTGCCTCCGGGCGAAGCGCAGCGTTCAAGGCAGAAATACCTGGAACACACTCTGCGCTGTGCATTTCGGTACCCGCGCCTTTTTCGTTTCGGGCAATCGCTGCTTTTCGTGCGTTCTGCAAAACGCGCCACGCGGCATGCCCGATGTGCTCCAAATCTCAACTCCTGCTCTCGTTTCGTCTCAGGCTCTCTTTGCTGTCCTGAAACGTAGCTGGAGAGCTTTGCAATGTCCGACAAAGGTTTTGAAGGATCTGACAAAATGAGTGTCGAGTTTGTCAGCAGCGCCAGAGGGATGAGTGATTTCATCCTTCAAAGCACCTACCGGGGGCCGGGTGATACCGTTGACGCTGCCATGCATCGGGCCGAGCGCATGTATGGCGCTCCGGCATCTTGGATGCATCGCCTCCGCTATCGATCGATCAAAGATATGCCTGTTTCCGCATATGCGGCCATCGCTCGCGCCTACAAAGCGGCGCTTGAAGCATCAGAAAAAGCCTATGCGGCTGAGAGGGAACTAGCCCATGCGCGCAATTCGAAACTTCTTGGCATCGCGGATGCTCTGGCTGGAACGCCTTTTGCAAGCAGCGTGGCAGAAATTGCGCCAGTACTGGTTAAGGCTGACGCAGCGGCAGAGGGACGAAAAGACCTTCCCGACACGAATAGAGAAGGGTGAACGATGAGCCCTTTCGCCGCCGCTATTCTCTCAACTCTCCTGACAATCCTGCTGGTCTGTTTGATCGGTCTCTATCTCGCATGGAGGATGTAATGGAAGCCCAGAAAATACCGCATTACGTGAAGCCAGCCCTTGGCCGTCTGTATGGGGGGGGCAACCCTTGCTCGCGAGGTGTCGCAGACGGAAGAAGCCATAAAGGGCGGCGGTTTCGTTTATTTTACGCTGCCAGACGGCAAGTCGGTAGGGCCTGCCTCGGGGAAATGGCTCATCGAAAATGGTGTGGTGGCTGCGACTGGAGACGATTTGTTTCCGGGTGGCTCGCAAACCTATCGGATTGCGTGAGGCCCTGATGCTTTCCCTGCGCCAGATGCTCGATATCGCCATAGGCGAAGTGCGGTCGATGGATGACCTGCTTCGCAAGGGGCGCATGTCCAAGCCGCCGCGTCCTGATATGTGGATCGCGCAGCATGAGCGTATTCGCCAGCATCGGTTGCAGGTCGTCAAACTGATCGAAGCCGAAATTGACCGCCGTAAGGCAGAAGGCGAGGCCGCATGACGCGCCGCCAGTCAGAAAGCGCCATACAAATTGCTGTGGCCGAATTTCTTGAGCTTTCCCTGCCGGACAGCGTGAAGGCGTTCCACGTGCCTAATGGTGGCCGCAGGGACGCCCGAACCGGTGCGCGCCTCAAGCGTGAGGGCGTTAAGGCCGGTGCACCTGATTGGGTTCTGTTGCGCCAAGGCGGCGCGTGCGGACTGATCGAATTGAAAACTGAAAGTGGCAATCTTTCCGGTGTGCAACGCGAATGGCGCGACTGGTGCGGTGATAATGGCGTTCCTTATGCCGTCTGCCGATCTGTGGGCGACGTTCAGTCTGTGCTTGTCGACTGGAATATTCCCCTCAAGGGGAGGGTGTCAGCATGAGCCGGGACCGTATCCCTTATTTCGATTTCTATCCTTCTGACTTCATGCACGGAGTTCGCGGCCTGTCGGCTCAGGAAGTCGGCGTATACACGATGATGCTTTGCCGCATCTATGAGGAAAACGGCCCCGTTGAATTCCACGTCATGCGTCTATCCACCTATTGCGGCATGCGTGAGAGCACGTTCGTCAAAACTGTCGAAAAGCTTATCGAGCTTGGCAAACTTCAGCTTGTCGAGGGGAAGATAACCAATCATCGCGCCGAAGCTGAAATTTCAAGTCGTGCGAACAAGTTGAAAAATAATTCCAAGGCCGGGAAAGCAAGTGCCGAAAAAAGGCAACAAAAACAAAGGCTCTCTTCAACGGACGTTCAACAACCGTTCAACCATACAGATACAGATACAGATATAACATCTTCACTTCGTTCAGATGTATCGATCAAGCCAGATTTCGACAGCGAATTCGAGCAACAGTTCTGGCCGATCTATCCGCGTCGTGTCGGCAGGGGGCAAGCCCTCAAGGCGTTTCGTTCGGCTCGCAAGCAGACTGAGCTTGAAACGATCCTCGCCGGCGTCCGGCGATATGCCGAGCAACGACGCGGCGAAAATCCCGAATTCACCCGGCATGCTTCCACATGGCTGAATGGTCAAAGCTGGCTGGATGAAGCTGACCCCAAATTTACCGCTCACCGGAACGAACCGCCTCCCAAGCCCCGAAACATCGGGGATGCAATACGCGACGAAGCAAGGCGACTTGGAGTTTTGAAAGATGAACCAGTTAGCGAGAACCGAGGATTTCACGACGAAGGCCACTCAGCAGGAAATGTTCGAGTGCTTGACCTTGCTTTCCGGCCTTCGCTCAAGGGCTTCGGATAACGACAGCCTCAACGTGGCGCTTTACTACATCGCTCTGGAGGGTGTTACCCGCCACGGCTTGCAGGTAGCCACAAAGAACATTCTGCAAGGCTCGCTAGGACACCCATTCCTGCCTGACCCGCCAGAACTGCGCCAAGAGTGCAACAAGGTGATGAAACCAATTCTCGACGCGATGGCATGGGACGCCAATCGTGACCGCATATTGCGAGAACAGCGCGAGGAGCAGCGCCAGCGCTCACAATCACAATCCACGTGGACGCCAGAAAGTCGCGCCCGTGCAACCGAAAAATGGCAGTCGGTCAAAGCTGCGATGCAGGACAAGAGGGACGAAGAAAACTCCTATGACGCCGCAATGGCCCGCCTACAGGCGGCAGCAGAGGCCAATGGGCATGAACTCGATCTGGAAACCATGAAGCCGGTTTCAACCGGATCGTTCAAGCAGGCGGGGAGGGCGGCATGATGCGCCAGTCCATCACCCGTTACATGGCAGAGAAAGACGCCGTTTACGGCGAAGCCTTCCGTCTCTGGCGCGAAGGCAAGGATACGCTGGAAATAGGCAGGATCATGGGGATTGCCGAAGCGGATGCTCACAAGCTCGTTTCCACCGCAATCAGCCATTCAAAGCGCCGTAAGGCAACATTCATTCCGCATGGAGAACTTGCATGAAGCCTGAAACAGTTCTGATCAATGAATACCTCGCCATGCATGGTGTCCGCCGGTTCGAACAGGGAACGTCTTCCGGCATCCACTGGCTTGCCCCTTTCTTAGCTGAATATGGCTATGAGGTTGCTGGCGCGCCCCATGGAGGCGTCAAGGTTCGTCGTGGCAAAGGCCAGTGGAAACGTATGTCCATGCCGGGTCTGATTGCGCTGGCAGATGAAATCCGCATTGCGCAGGGTCTTGAGCCATTCAGCGCGGCACACAAACAAGCGGCATAGGAGAGGGCGATGAAGGCACTCGCACCCGTTGCATGGATGATAACCGGCTTCTTGTTTGCTTTGGCGCTCGATAGGCCATCGGAAGTTACGGGGCTGGCCCTTTTGAGCCTGCTGGCAGCGGCGACTGTCACGGCAGTTTCAGAATACATCTAACCCCAGTCAGCGAGGAACGGACATGGCAGAGAAAGCAGACTATCGCACGATGCATCCGGCCAAGATTTGGACAAGCAAACTGTTTTGGAAGGATTTGAGCGATCAGCCTGCATCGATCCAAATAATCGATTTGCTCCACGACATTCGGTTTCTGCTCCTGATCGTGGTTTTCATTCTGGCATTCAAATTTTAGGCGAGCGAGGAACGACATGAAGACCAAGGCGGCGAGACTACAGGCGAAGAAGAGCAAGCGAGGAAGGCCGAAGAAGGAGGGTGTGCTGCGTACCCCATCCGGTCAGATCAGCAGGGCAAAGGAACCGCCTGCAAAGGTGGCGCAACTGGCAAGGATGAGGCTATTCGGCATGACGGCATCGGAAGCATTGAGCGATTTGGCAGGCGACAATCTGGGGCGTCTGCATATGGCGTGGAAGCGGGATAAAAAGGAAGGCATCAGCACCGACCAGTACGATGCTGCCGAGCGTTATCGTGAGGTGTTCAACGACAAGCGGAAGGCAGAATGCTCCGCAGCCGCCCATTACGATCACACAGGCACGATAGCGGCCTTTGATCCTGACGAATATGAGGCATGGGTAAAGCGCGCCAAGCAGGCTTACAAGGATGCCAGAGACGCAATCGATCTCGCGCAACAGGAATTGCGCACAGGCAACCTCTATGCCGCTGTGCAGTTCATGCTGGAAAACGATCAATTCTTCCCGCACATGCTCGGGGACATTCGTCTCGTGTGCAATGCACTTCACCGACACTTTTTCACACAAAAACGCAAAAAGGTCGCATGAGTGTCTTGCCATATCCGGCGAAGCAGAATAATCTGCGCATAGTTTCAGGGTGCAGAATTGCGACCTGAAGGGTTTCAGCGGCTTTCGGGCCGCTTTTTTATTGCATGCGGGGTTGGAATTCCTCTCGTATCAAATCAGCTATCCTTTCGCGCCAATTCGGTTCGTTATCTACAATCCAGTTAACGAGTTCGACTTCGAGCCGTATAGACAAGCTAACTTTCTCGATTGGATTACGAGGTCTTCCCCTTCGAGTTTTCTTTCCGCCGTCATTCATGAAACAGTTGCCCCCGTTGATTCGATAGAACAAGGGTCAGGTACAAACCTTGCGCGAAAGTTTCGGGGCAGTGCATTCAACGGAAAGCGACACGGCTCCTCGCAAGTAGCTGACGGCCAGCGAAGATAGCCGTGGTTGGAGAACGGGTCTGGGGAAGTCCTCGTAGCCAGACGGCTCAAAAGAGCGCCGACTAGGGCAAAAATCCACCCTCATGCAGTACCGCCCCACTTATCCGGGTAGCGCGAGACATGAGGGGCAACGAAATGCGATCTAGGTGCTATGGGTTGGCGGGTGTCTCACCGATGCCAACGTGTTAAATGCCCGTCCTTTTGAGGGTGAGACTACCATTAGGGGATCGCAGCCTAGACCGCACATGGTGATCGGTGCTGTTCCGGGATAGCAGCCCAATTGCGAACCGATCACAGACAAAGTGGCCCGGCTATGTGCAGGAACAAATCAGGACAGCGGCGCTGAAAGCAGAAGTTACAAGATGGCTTTTGCCGGAGGTTTAATGTTTTCCCATCGCTCAGCGATGGCGGCGCATGCTGCATCGAAATTTTTGATGCGACTAATGGAATTACCGGGAGCGCAATAAACAGCGCCACTATAGGCGTCGATAGTTAAACAGAGTTTCTTTTCTGGTTCTGCACCGTCTTCGTCATCAAGAAAGCCTAAATATCCGAAGAGGAATGCAGAGTGCCAATCTGCAACCTCTTGTTTAAGAGCTTTCCCTTTTTCGTATCGAAGAGTTGCCAGTCCAATTTTGACTTTGTTGGTCGATGTCGTTTTACGGAGGCGCATACAGATATCGGCAGTGATCTTGACGCCTTCCCTTATAATAGGTGGGCAATTGCCAGGCGCTAGGCGCTCTCCATCTGGTATTTCAAGAAGTGGTGCTACTTTTGCAAACCTGTTGATATAGTCGGCATTATGGTCATATAGATCACGGTCAAAATCGCTGTCTGCCATACGGGTTCTGAGCTTATCGGCAAAGGATGAAAGTTCTGCGGTAGTGGATGAACCCGATCTCAGGTGTTTGCCAATTTGCAGTTTTGCTTCTTTATGCTGAATGACACGTGATATCGGTTGGTACTTGCAACTGGTAAGAATTGATCGCCTTTTCATTTCAGAGCCAGCCATGTAATCGGCCAAATAACGCGCTGAAATTTGAGGTTCTTTAACCAGCCTGTGTGTTTTCTTAGGTTCAACCATGATTCGCTCGCGTGAAAGTTGAACTATGATGTACGAACAATATCTTTCGGTAAAGACGGAAGCTGGGAAGATGCTCTATCTGTCCCCGCTGTCCGATAGGCAAATATCGCTCTGCTCTGAGGATATAGAGGATAGTAGCGGATATTTCTTGTTTGAGCGTGAGGGCGAGGGCGACAGTGCCCCAATCCATGTTTTGGCACGATTGGTATCAGACGACGCCGTAGAGGCTATGCGCGCAATGCTGGGGATGGAGTAGCGTCCGGCCCGTTCTGATCTAATTCGGTGCCAGTCACATCGTCACCTAATGACATAGGGCAGACTGGTTAAATGCGGGGCATGCGCCAAGCCGATAACAGAACGGCAGTTTGACGGATAGAAGAGGAAGCGCAGAAGCCAGCGACCGTCACTACTTTAATGCTGCGCCCGTTCTGATCAGTTGTTGCAAAAAATGCAAACACTCAGCCGTCGCCTTCGGGTGGCGGCTTTTTCATTGGAGAGAGCATCCATGCCCAAGCCCTCCAAGAAAGAGCTTAAGGCTCTTAACGAGATAGCGCAGTCAGCGAGCGAACGCTTCCAGCGTGAAAGCGCGATGCAGTTCGGAGAGTGCGCAATCAATCTCATGGCCACGTGTATGCCGATGGCTTGTGTAACGGAATGGCTTCGGCGTCAGGCTGATATTCTGGATGAGTACGGATGACCGAGCAGCGGATTGACGCGCACATCTATGTCGACCGGCTTCGCCAGATTCAAGGCAAGGGCGATACAGAGCTTCAGCATGTCCATGCCGACGATGTTCTTTGCGATCTTCTCAAGCGCCTTGGTTTCGAAGCCGTGGTGGATGAGTTCGAGAAGGTGGACAAGTGGTACGCATGACCGCCAAGCCCATTTGGTTAGACCGTGGCTGGCAACCTGTGTCCGTCGCCTTCGTCCCATCACAACAAGCATGGGAACATCTGCAAAAGAAATACGGACTAAATGAAAGCTGGCCAGAGGCTGCAAACCACGGCGGCTACACAGTTCGATACACAAACCCGAATGACGGGCAGTCGTTTATCGTCGTCGCCTTATTTAAAGCGGCTGAACGCGATGCGGCAGAAGTCATCTTCACGCTTGTTCATGAAGCAGTTCACGTCTGGCAGTTCATCTGTCAGGTGATTGGTGAGAAAAGCGCTGGCATTGAAATGGAAGCATACGGCATTGAGCATTTCAGCCGTGAGCTTGTCGAAGCCTATCGCGCAACAATGGGGAAAGGGAAGGAATGGGCATGACCGCCAAGCTTCTCGCTCTCTCTGCCTTCATCCTCCTAGCCTCATGTGCAGCTCCATACCAATACCACTGCAACACACAGCAGTGGCTTACGGATAGCAGGTGTAAGTGATGGGGGGGTGGCGTTAACCGCCAAAACCTTTGATGAACGGCATATTGCCGCCAGCATCTGTTATCGCATGCTGGAGTGCTGATTTTCGAATGTCGGCATCATCTTCGTGCCGCATGACTTCAAGGCTGGATCCTGAAATGCGGTAACGTCCGCAATCGTCACAGATAATTTCAGCAAAGTCGCCCATCCTAGGAAGAGCCTCTCTGGCATCTTGCCTGCATACAGGGCAGCTATCGTTACTCCAGTCCATAGTATCCTCCCAAGCCTTGTGAATACGAGGCTGATGATAATTCCTTCAATCAAAAGGATCAAACAAAATGGCAACCACAACCATTCACGGCAAGCGTCTCGCACTCGGTGGGCCGGGCGAGCTTCTTGTAGACGGCCAGCCAATTGAAGGCGGCACGAAAGCAGAAATCACTGCACTCACTCCGCTGACTGGAACGGTGGGCACCGCAAACGATGCGATGACGGCTCTTGCCGCTACGACCGCCGCAGCAACCGGCGCGGATACGGCCACGCTGCCAACCAAGGCAAGCGTCGATGCGATCATTACGGCCTGCAACAACAACCTTGCTGATCTTCAGGCGAAGGTGAATGCAATCATTGCAGCGCTTAAGGCTTGACGGCCTGACTGCGATTAAGAGGCGCTAAATGGTGAAAGTTTCTCGTAGGTCCTTTCTTCGAGGAGCCTTATCGGTATCTGCGGCGTGTATAGCGGGAAAAGCGATAAATGTTCTCGTCGCTGACTATCCGGTGCTCTACGGTGACGGGAAACGAGATGACGCGCCAGCGCTCAATGCTCTGTTTGCAGGCAAGCCTATCATTGCTGACAGTAAAGTTATTGTGCGAAAAGAAAATGAACCAGCAAGCTTGCGTAATGGAAAGTTTCTTGTCGCGAGCACGGTCTACATTAATAAACGCACTGTTGAAATCGAAGACTGCTATTTCGTTCATAGCGGAACGTTTGAGGGGCCGGCATTGTATCTTTCGCATGACGATCCCCACGGGTTCATGCGGCGTATTCGCTTTCAGAGGCCATCGGTATGACCAGCAAGACAGTGAACAAGGGCGGAAGGCCTTCGCTGTACAAGGCACCTTATGCCGATGACGTAGTTGAGCATCTAGCCTTGGGTTACACGCTCGCATCATGGGCCGGGTCCATCGGTGTTTCTCGTGACACTGTGTACGAATGGGCGAATGTTCACCCTGAGTTTTCCGACGCTATAAAAAAAGGGCGTGCAAAAGGGCAGGCTCTTTGGGAGCAGCGCCTTGCAAAACAGGCGATAGAAGGTACGGGAAACACAGCCGCTATCATCTTCGCGATGAAGAATCTTTATCAAGATGACTGGGCGGATAAGATCGTGAATGAGCATACTGGCAAGAACGGTGGACCAATCGAAACGAAGGACGCAGACGGCTACGATCTTGCCCGACGCATTGCCTTCGCACTGAGCGGAAAGAATGACAAATCTGCTGGATGACATTCTGCAGCGCTTTGAAACGCTCCCGCAGGATGTACAGGATCAGATCAAGAAGGATGCACTGACGGCCACGAATGGCCGTTTTTTTATACCCAATCCGGGTCCGCAGATTGATGCGCTCCATTCCGAAGCCGATGAATTGTTCTTCGGGGGATCGGCTGGGGGCGGCAAGTCGTCATTTCTGTGCGGTACGGCTGTAGATGACCATCAGCGTTCAATAATCTTCCGCCGCGAGTACCCGCAGATCAAAGGGCTTGAGGATGAAGTCTCCAAGCTCATCGGCGGACGGGCAGGGTACAATGCGCAGGACAAAATCTGGCGCTTGCCGAAAGGGAATGTGCTGGAGTTCGGTTCCGTCCCGCATGAAACGGACGTGGAGAAGTACCAAGGTCGCGCCCACGATCTTAAAGGCTTCGATGAGATTACCCACTTCAGTGAAGCGCAATACCGCTTCCTGATCGGTTGGACGCGCTCAACAGACCTTAATCAGCGCTGTCGTGTCATCGCGACAGGCAACCCGCCCACGACGCCGGAAGGCTACTGGGTCGTAAAATACTGGGCGCCGTGGCTCGACAAGTCGCATCCCAATCCGGCCAAGCCCGGTGAACTTCGGTGGTTTACCACTATCGACGGCAAGGACGTTGAATGCGAAGGGCCGGATGAGATCGAAGTCAATGGTCGTTTGGTCAAGCCACGGTCGAGGACATTCATCCCGGCCAAGCTTGAGGATAATCCTGACCTTATGGCCGCTGGCTACGCTTCTGTTCTAGAAGCCATGCCGGAAGAATTGCGCATTCGTATGCGTGATGGGCGCTTTGATGCAGAGGTGAAGGATGGCGATTTTCAAGTCATCCCGACCGAATGGATACGGATGGCACAGGCAAGATGGACGCCCGAAGTGCCTAACGGCATGGGAATGTCCAGTCTTGCACATGATGTTGCATTAGGTGGCGGTGACGCGAACACTTTCGCCCGTCGCCATGGTCATTGGTATGACGAAATCATTTCAGAACGCATCAAGGGGATGATTGACCCGATAGACCTTGCTGCCCGTGATCTGGCTTTGATGCGCGATGGCTGCACGGTCATCATCGATATGGGCGGCGGGTATGGCTCCGGTGTCTATTCTCATCTGAAAAACAATGTTCGTGGAATTAATCTCGTGCCGTTCAATGGTGCGGACGAGTCTCGGAAATCAACCCGTGACGGGAAGCTGAAGTTTGTAAACAAGCGCGCTGAAACGATGTGGAAGTTTCGCGAGGCGCTTGAACCAAATCTCGGTGAGCCGGTGGCATTGCCACCCGATCCCGAACTACTGGCCGATCTTGCCGCGGCAACGTGGAAACTCACACCTCGCGGCATTCAGGTCGAAAGCAAAGTCGAAATCAAAAAGCGATTGGGCCGATCACCGGACAAGGGTGATGCGGTCGTTATGGCGTGGTCTGCCGGTGAAAACTCCGTGGACGCCCGTATCAAGCGCGCCTCGAACAAAGAACGCCAGACAACAGCAAACGTTGGACATCAGCAGGCCAAGCGCCGCCGCAGATGAAAGGATGAAATCATGAGCTTTGGAAAGGCACCTAAGCCACAGCCAACCCCGGTTATGCCGGATGAACAGGATCCGCAGGTACTGGAAGCCCGTCGCCGCCGTGCGCTGGAAGTCCAGACCCGTGGCGGCCGCCAGTCAACCATTCTCACGGGTGGTTCGGCATCGAGCGGGCAGGGTAATCAGACCCTCGGCGGCGCACAGTAAGGCGGTCTGTTTATGACCAACACGGCACTGGAACGGCTCGTCAAGATCGGTGATGCGCTCTTCACCAAGCGCGCACAGGTTGACAGTCTCTGGCAGGAACTGGCTGACCATTTCTTCCCAGAGCGGGCCTACTTCACTCGCACTTATGTCGAGGGCGACGACTATGCGTCGTGGCTGTTCGACAGTACGCCAGTGATGTTCCGCCGTGATCTGGGCAATAACCTGTCTTCGATCCTGCGCCCACCTTCGAGTATCTGGTTCAAGGTGCGGACCGGCGTCCAGAGCGTGGATGAGAAGACAGCGAACCGTCAATGGCTCGATAGCGCGACAAGCATCCTCCGCCGCCACTATTACATGCCGATTTCAGGCACCGTGAAGGCGATGAAGGAATGCGACCATGATTTCGTAACCTTCGGCAATGGCGCGATCTCCTGCATGGCCAAGCCGGAAGGGTATCTATCCACGCGCAATCATCATCTGCGCGATGTTGTCTGGATGGAAAATGACGATGGCACGATTGACCATGTGCAGCGCCGTAGAAAGATCACAGGCCGCAATATCCTGAAGAAGTGGCCGAATGCGCTTCCCGGCGATGTGAAGGCCGCAATCGAGCAAGACCCGACTTCGGAATTGAAGTGCCGCCATATCTGTGTACCGGCTGAAGAATACTACGATGACATGAACAGCAAGCGGGCGAAGAAGCGCCAGCCGTTCATTTCCATCTGGGTTCTTGTCGACAAGGGCTGTCACGTTCTGGAGGAAACACCCCTCCAGCAGAATTGCTACGTCATCCCACGATGGCACACCATGTCGGACTCGCAGTATGCCGTTTCTCCGGCTGCTGTTGTGGCTCTTCCTGATGCCCGCATGCTTCAGGATATGAAGCGCACGCTGATCGAAGCCGCTGAAAAGAGCGTTGATCCGCCTGTTGTTGCAACGGAAGACGCGGTTCAGGGCGGTGTCAATCTTTATGCTGGCGGCATTACCTGGATTGATGCTGACTATGACGAGCGTTTTGGCGCCGGTTTGCGCGCGCTTGAGTTAGGCAAAAACCCCGCTCTTGGCATCGATATCATTCAGGATATCCGCGCAACATTGGCTGATGGCTGGTTTATCAATAAGCTGAACCTGCCTGCGTCGGGCGATATGACCGCCTATGAAGCGCAGCAACGTGTGAAGGAATACGTTCGCGCAGCAATGCCGATCTTCGAGCCTTTCGGCTCGTCCTATTCGTCGCCTGTTCTCGACTTGCAATTCAGCCTTCTGATGAAGATGGGCGTATTCGGCGCACCAAATGAAATCCCGGAAGACTTGCAGGGCAGGGAGATTGAATTCCAATTTGATACTCCGTTGCAGGAAGCAGAGGGCCGTTCAAAGGTTATTGCATTCGGTGAAGTAACCCAGATCGTCGGTACGGCGGCACAGATTGACCCTGCCGCTGCGAAGAACGTAGATGCAGTGAAGGCCATGCGTGATGCTGTTGAAGGCACCGGCGCCCCGGCTGACTGGCTTATCGATGCTGACAGTCTGGAAGAAGCTGACGATACCCAGAACGGCGGCATTGATCTCGAAGGCGCCGCACAGGTTCTCCCTCTCGTCAAAGAGGGGGGCGCAGCAGCCAAGAACGTAGCGGAAGCCGTCAAGGCAATCGCGGGCGGTGGCAATGCCCAGTAAGTCGATATTCGACCCCGTGGCGCTCACAGATGATGAGCGCCGCGCATTCAAGGCATTGAGCGAAGGCAAGGCAAGCGGGCGTCAACAGCAGTTGGCCTTGTCCAGCATAGTCAATCGCCTTTGCGCCTATCCGGGCATCGTGGCCCATGAAAACACCAATGCAACCTACTTCATGTCAGGCCGACACTTCGTCGGTGCGGCGATTGTTGGCGTCGTCAACTCGCCATTCAAACAGAAAGAGGAAGACAAGTCGTGAGTGACGAACTCAACACTGAGAATGGTCAGCCGGTAGCAGATGCGCCGGTAGATACGACTACCCCGGAACGTGATCCGATTATCGGCGGCCAGGGTACTGCCCAAGCTGAAACCACCGCGGAAGAGTCTCGAGACGACGGCAAGAAGCCGGAAACGACCCAGGTTGAAACATCATGGCCGGAAGACTGGCGCGACAAGGCGTCAGGCGGCGATGAAAAGGTCAAGAAAATTCTCGACCGCTATGCTTCTCCAAAAGATATCGCTAAGGCACTTGTGGAAGCACAGACGGCCTTGCGCACCCGTCCAGCGGCCAAGAACGAGCCATTCCCTGAGAAGGGCACGGAAGACGAGCAGAGGGCTTGGCGCGAGCAGAACGGCGTCCCTGCCGATATCAAGGGCTATGAAATCGAAGGTTTCGACAAGCTGCCTGACGATCTGAAGCAGAACTATCAGGGCTTTCTCGAAGAAGCGCACAAGCGCAACATGCCAGCATCGACCGTCAAGGAAGCCGTTGCGATCTATCGTCAGATGGAGCAGGCAGCGACTGATAAGTTGGTCGAAGAAGATATCAACCGCGAAGAAACGGCACGTGACACGCTGATCGATGAATTCGGTGGCCGTGTCGAGTTCAAGCGCAACGTTGCAATGGCTGACAATTATGTCTCTGCCCGCTTCGGTGAACTTGGACCGCTTCTCATGCATGGACGTCTTGCCGACGGTTCCAAGATCGGCAGCAACCCTGAAGTTATCAAGTTTTTCGTCAATCTCGCCCGCGATGAGGGGTATGCCGGTGATCTTGTCCCGGACAATCCCGGCGCAGGTGGCCGCAGCATCGATGACCGCATCTCTGAGATTGAAGCTCTGATGCGCAAGGATGGCGGCAAAGAATACTGGTCTGATGCGAAGGTCCAGAAGGAATACAATGACCTTCTTCAGGCTCAGGAACGGCGTTCCGGCAAGGGACGCTAATACACTCGCGGCTTCCCCTGTTTTACAGGCCCCGCACAAGACAGCCGGTTAGACGGCATCCACCCGCAGAAACGTGACGCCCCGTAAGGACCAAGCAGCCCCGCCCAAGCGATTGAGTGGCATCCCTGCGCACGTCTGAACGGCCTCCCGAAACGTGAGCGAACCCTGACGCAACCCAGCCGAACAGGAGTTTTCTCATGGCTGACAGTGCATTTCAAAAACAATACCGCCAGGAGTTTATCGCTGGCTTCGAACAGGGCCAGTCCCTTCTTCGTTCCAGCGTTACGACCGAAGCGGTCATCAAGGGCAATGAAGCGGTTTTCCTCGTGGCAGACACGGGCAACGCTGAGCCAGTAACCCGTGGCCTCGACGGTAATATTCCGTCCCGCCCAGACAACCTCAACCAGTACACGGCGACTCTTGTCGAATGGCACGACAAGCCGAAGCGTACGAACTTCAACATCTTCGCATCGCAGGGCGATGGCCGCCGCATCATGCAGACCGGCACCGTCAAGGTGATGAACCGCAAGATTGATCAGGACATCATCGGTCAGCTGAATACCGGAACCCAGAACACGGGCGCCGCTGCCGCTGCATCGCTGGCAATGGTCATGAAGGCTCGTACCATCCTCGGCAACAGCGAAGTCGATATCGAAGAACTGGACAACATGTTCTTCGTCTGCACGCCCGCCTTCATGGGCAATCTGCTGCAGGTCACCGAGTTCGCCTCTGCGGACTATGTGGATATCAAGCCGTTGAACGGTCCTACCCGCCGCATGGTGCGCTGGGCTGGCTTCAACTGGGTTGAGCATCCTCGTCTTCCGGGCCGTGGCACGAATGCTGCCAAGTGCTTTGCGTACCATCGCAATGCAATCGGTCATGCCGCCAATACCGGCGAGATGTCGGTTAACGCTGGTTACAACGAGGAAGACGATTACTACTGGGCACGTTCGAGCATCTTCATGGGTTCGAAGCTTCTTCAGAACTCCGGCGTTGTTGTCGTCAACCACGACGATACGACCCTCTCGGCGTAAGAAAGGAGCTTGAACCATGGCTTACGTCTCTAACGACCTGAACCTTGTGATTGAAAATGTCGGTGGTAAAACCCCGCGCATCTTCACCTACAAGACCGCTGACAATCTGGCCGCTATCACTGGCGCCGGATATTTCTCGGACGGCACCGCAAAGGGCCTTCGCGTGGGCGATCTGATTCACACGATTGCACCAACCGGCGCCGGCTACTCGATGTTCAAGATTACCGCGGTCAACACAACGACCGGTGCAGCCACCGCCAGCGCGGCTACTGCAATCTCGTAATCAACATCATGACGGGCGGTGCAATCCTGTGCCGCCCGTTTTCTCTCCAACAAAAGAGGCTTTCATGTCCGCTTCGTTGACGCCTTCGCGCATGAGCGCGCAGGGCTATAAAAACCGTGCGCCTTTCTTCGTCGTTTGCGAAGCAGGCACGGAATACAAGTCTGTCCTTGCTCCCGCGTTCTGGGCGCATGTGGCAGCATCTCTTCGTCCGTATGACCGTATCGAGGTCGTTTCGGAAGATGGCGCGTTCTATGCGGAATTGCTTGTTCGCTCCGTGCGTACAGCTTCGCTGGATGTTGTCGAACTTCGCCATGTCAAGCTTGATGGCAAGGTCGATATCGATCTCAGCCGGGACTCGAAATACCGGTATCAGTATCGCGGCCCTCATTCCTCTCATTGCGTCATCCGTCTTTCCGACAATGAAGTCGTTGCCGAGAATCTTCCGAGTAAGGACGCGGCAGTCAAGTGGATCGACTCGCAAGAGCGTGCAGAAGCGGCTTGAGGCTTGATTGATGGCTGACCGGCTCGAACTCTATAACGGCGCTCTCGATCTGATTGGCGAGGAACCACTCGCCACCCTGTCAGACGAGAACAAGGCACGCCGTGCGCTTGATCGGCAGTGGGATCGCGTTGTGCGTTCGCTGCTGGAGTCAGCGCAGTGGAAATTCGCCATGGTGACAGTTGAGCTGTCCCATGACGAGGATTTCGAGCCACAGTTCGGCTTTCAGTTCGTATTCAGCAAGCCGACCGATTGGCTTCGCACCTATACGGTTTCTAGTGTCGCATCGCTTACGCCACCTCTATCCCGTTTCGTTGAAGAATCCGGCCTGATCTATGCCGATGTTGACCCGCTGTACCTCAAATACGTGTCTTCCTCATTAGACGCGGGATGGGATATGGGACGGTGGACTGCTTTATTCAGCGATGCAGTCATTGCGACCTTAGCGGAAAAAATCTGTCCCATTGTAACCGAAAGCGAAACCAAGCTCGACCGCGTAACCGGACAAGCAGCAGTCGCCCGCCGTCTGGCGCGCAGCCACGATGCTTTTCGTGAGGGGCCTAAAGAGTGGCCGGATGGCAAGTGGGTATCGTCCCGCCGTGGTTCTCGTGGAAGTCGTAGGGAATACTGATGGCTTCGACAAACAATCTCATTTACGCACTGAACGGCGGCGAGGTCGGCAGCGATACCATTTCGCGTATCGATCTGGCAAAGATGCGTCTTGCTGCCGAGACATGCATCAACTTCTTTCCAAAGACGGTAGGCCCGATATTCCTCCGCCCTGGCACGGAGTACCGTTCTACAACACGCGGCAATAAGCGTGCTCGTCTGGTTCCATTCGTGTTCTCAGCTACGGACACTGCTCAGCTTGAATTTACCGCAAATGAATTCAGACCTCTTCTGGATGGTAAGCCTATTGATCGGCCTGCTGTATCTACAGTTATTTCGAATGGAGGGTTTGTTACCTCTGCAGGGTGGTCCCTGATAGCGAGCGACGGAGCTGGTTGTTTCATTTCGGAAGACGGTCTTAACTTGAATTCCCTTTCCCGGGGTTCTAGGGCTACCGCCAAACAGTTTGTTAATCTAGGGGTGGGTAGTTTAGGCGTACAGCACGCCGTTCGGATCACTGTTTCTCGCGGTCCGGTTCGTTTCCGTCTCGGTTCAACGGAGGGCGGTGACGAGTATATTTCTGAAACCAGCTTGGCCGAGGGTACCCATAGTTTGGCTTTCACGCCAACAGGTGGATTTTGGGTGCAGTTTCATACATCTGGTCATCCCCTGAGATTAGTTCGTTCATGCGTTATTGAAAGTGCTGGAGAACTTGTTCTCCCGACCCCTTGGCCGGAGGAGTCGCTAAGAGAAATTCGCTTTGAGCAATCAGCAGATGTGATTTTTGCTACCCATCAAAGTGGGGCAATTCGTAGATTCGAACGTCGTGGTAAACGGTCGTGGTCAGCAACAGTCTTTTTTATAAATGACGGTCCATTGTTGGCTGCTCGTACAGCTGACGTGCGTCTCATGGTTGGCGCAACAGAAGGTGTTACAACCATGACATCAAGTGCACCTTTTTTCCAACAAGGGCATGAGGGGTGCGTTTTCCGCCTCTTCCACAATGGGCAGTATCAAACCGTAACATTGTCGGGAGATGAGCAATACAGTGAGGTGATACGTGTGCGTGGCGTTGGTGGAGGGAAGGCCTTTACCGTTGTAATATCAGGCACATGGAGCGGAACGTTGTATCTACAGCGTTCAGTAGACGGCCCAGATAGCGGGTTTGTTGATGTCAGCGGCGAAAGCGGCATGACCGGATCATATACGGCGAATGGATCGACCGTTAACACTCCATCTGATGACACCTGGAATAACGTTGTGCATTGGTACCGGGTTGGCTTCAGAGGAGGGACTTATGTTTCTGGGGCCGCAACCGTCCGATTAGAAATCGGTGGCGGTGGTGGCGCTGGCCTTTGTAGGGTTCTGCGATTTAATTCACCCACCAACGTATCGATAGAAGTTGTTAAACCCTTCTTCCGTAGTAACGTCTGGTCAGACGACTGGAAGGAAGGTATGTGGTCCGGGGTTCGAGGGTGGCCCTCGGCTGTAGCCCTTCATGAAGGGCGACTTTGGCTGGGCAATAAGGACTCGATAGCCGGCTCTGTCTCAGACGCTTTCGATTCCTTTGATGGAGATACCGAAGGTGACGCTGGGCCGATTGTGCGCTCTATCGCAACAGGTCCTATTAACTATGCCCAGTGGATTTTGTCTCTGGGCCGTATGGTCATTGGAACATCCGGCGCCGAAAGCGTTCCTCGTTCTTCATCTTTCGATGAGCCGATGACGCCAACGAATTTTTCTATCAAGGATGCATCGACGCAGGGCAGCGCGAATGTCCAGCCAGCAAAGATCGACCGTAACGGAATTTATGTGCAGCGTTCGGGTAAGCGGCTCTATGAATTGTCGTATGACTCACAGGCGCTTGACTATGCCTCATCCAATCTAACGCGCTTCAATCCTGAGGTTGCGGAAACAGGTGTTGTGGAACTGGCAGTTCAACGTCAGCCGGATAGCCGCGTCTGGTGCGCCTTGGGAAACGGGCAGTGCGGAATCCTTCTCTATGAGAAATCAGAAGATGTAACGGGCTGGCACAGGTTCGAAACGGACGGAGAAGTGGTTTCCGTCTGCGTAACGCCGGGGACGGAGCAGGATTTCGTATGGATGACTGTCCGTCGCAACGGCAATTATTACAACGAATTGCTACGCTTCGATACAGAAGCGACGGGCGGCACTGCAAACCGGATGGCTGACGCTCATGTCTATGTCGCGGATAACGCCAACAGCCCAACTGTTACTGGGCTATCTCATCTGAATGGGCGTACTGTCATTGTCTGGGCTGATGGGAAGCGGGTTCCGGGTACTTTCACCGTGGCATCTGGCGCGATCACATTGCCATATGGCGTGACAACCGTTTGTGTCGGTCTACCTTACAAGGCGCAGTTCAAGTCAACAAAACTTGCCTATAGCTCCGATGCTCCTATGAATCAGTCCAAGCGGCTTGTTCAGGTCGGAGTTGTCCTGAAAAACACGGCGCTAAGCTCTCAGGCGCTCCGCTTTGGCGACACATTCGACAAGATGGATCCGCTTCCGCGCACCTTGAATGGTGTTCCGGTTGGTGAGGATGTTGTCTTGACTGGTCATGAAAGCAGAACTTTCCCCGTTCCGGGATCGTGGCAGGAAGATGCGCGTCTCTGCATTGAGGCATATGCGCCATATCCTGTGCAGATCAATTCGCTGACGGCGCAGGTTGGTCTTCATGACAAGCGATAACCCGTTTCGTCTTCCAGCTGGAGCAACGGTCAGACCGATTACGAAGCGTGAGATATATTATCTGTCTCGCAGGCAACTGTTGCCGTCTTCGTTCATAGGGTCTGTCGTGTCTCTGGACGGCAAAGACTTGGCGGCATGGGCGGCATATGCCTTTCGTGGCGATATGTGGCTATCTGCAAAGTTTGAAGAAGGCATTGCCAAGCGTCATCAGGTGACTGTGCATCGTTCTGCACTTTTGTTCATCGCGAGCCTGAAAGCGCACGGCTTCAAACTCAAGGCTTGGCCTGATCCTGAAGTGCCACGCTCTCGCGAATGGCTTCAACGTCTCGGATTCACTGAGATCAACTCTCATCTCTGGGAGATGTAATTAATGGCATTTCTAGCACCTATCGGCGCGGCGATTGGCTCCGCTGTCGGCTCAGTTACGTCTTCGATTGGCACAGCCGCAACCATTCTCGGCGGTGGTTTAAGTGCAGCTGGGACAATAGCGTCTGCAAATGCGCAGGCTAAATCAGCAGAATTTGAAGCCCAGCAGGCAGAACAGCGCGCCGCCGAAGAACGAGCCGCGGCGACTCAGGAGGCTCAGCTGAAGCGTAAGGAAGGCCAGTTGATGCAATCGCGCCTTCAGGCAGCAGCAGCTGCTTCCGGTGCTGGCGCCGGTACTGACGCGCCGACGGTTGCCATGTTGGGAGAAAGCATTGCCGGGCAGAGCCGTCTTAATCAACTCATGGAAATTTATGGCGGTGAAAGCCGTGCGCGTGGTTATGAAGATCAGGCTGCATCGCGACGGGCGAGCGCACGTTCGGCGCGCCTCGGCGGGTTGATCGGGGCAGGCACTTCAATTCTTGGTGGCATCTCTCGCTATAAGGGCATTGCATAATGGCGGTCTTGCCTTCTGCGAATGATCTCTCACGTCCGGCTTCAGCGCGTACAGGTCGCATTATTGCGAGCGGACCGGAGGACTCAATTGGCCCTGCGCTACAGCGCCTCGGCGGCGTTGTCTCGGCTATTGGGGAAGAACAGAAGCGGCAGCAAGATGCCCTTGGCATGGCCAAGGCAGAGGCTGAACTTAATCAGGGCCTGATCAATGTCGGCAAGCAGTTCGACAATGACCCGGATTATGGCACGTTCAGCCAGCGTGCGCCGAAGGCAACTGGCGATGTTGTCAATCGTGCTGCGAAGCATATCAGCGACCCGAACTTGCGCGAGCGTTGGGTTCAAGGCGCCAATACCGATGCGGTTCGCCTGAATGCCAGCATCGACGGAAAGGCCGATACTCTCGGCAAGCAGGCCACGATTGCCAATCTGGATCAGGCTCTTGAAACGCAGCGTCGAATTTATGTCGATCCCGAAACGACCGAAGAGCAGAAGCAAAAGGCACGAGCCGATATTCAGGCCACGCTCGAAGTAGCGTCCAAGACTGGAATCCTCACGCCCGATGAAGCTGATAGGCGAGCGCAGCTTAATCTACGTGATGCGAACTACAGCCGTGCGAAGCTGATTGCTGAGCGTGATCCAGATGCGATCCTGAACCTAAATCGCGGTAGCGTTGCGCAGCTCATAACGGCAAAGGCGCAGGAGCATGGTGTTCCCGCTGATATTGCAATCGGCATCGGCAAAATTGAAAGCAATCTGAACCCGAAGGCTAAAGCTGGTACATCATCCGCGTCCGGAGTCTTTCAGCTTATTGACAGCACTGGTAAGCAGTACGGGGTTACGAACCCGCTTGACGCCAATCAGAATATTGATGCCGGTATTCGTCTAACCAAAGACAATATCAATGACCTGCGGAAATCGACTGGCCGCGAGCCGACCCCTGGCGAGGTGTATCTCGCACATTTCAGCGGGATTGGTACGGCGCAAAAGCTTGCAGCCACATCAGATGATGCGCCCGCCAGCGATGTTTTCAGTACGGCAGCTATAAAAGCCAACCCGACCATCCTCGCCGGAAAGTCGGTAGGAGAGGTAAAGCAGTGGGCCGAACGCAAAATGGCGCAAGCCATGGGGCGTCCTGTGGACGCATCAACCGGGGCGGTTGCAGTTCAGCGGGCGCCACAAGAACTGCTTCCTGCATGGTATCAGGATATGTCGCCTGAACAGCGTCAAGCTGTCTATGAAACGGCTGAGCGGGTCAGTATTCAGCGGAAGGCCCAGTCAGACGCAAGCCAACGGGCATTGCAGGATAGTGTTCGTGATAATTATGCACTGCGCATTGCGACCGATGACCCAACGCTAACAACGCAGGACATTCTCGCTGACACGCGCATTGATAATGGTGTCAAGGCTTCTCTGGTCAATAGCTATAACACGGCTATGAAAACCGCCATTGAAAGTGCCAGAGCCGTTGCGGCCTATTCGAGTGGCACGCTTCGCGTCGATCCGTATTCGACTGATGGCAGAAAGCAGGTTGATGCGGTCGGCAATGCAATTGAAACGATGGTTCCAGAGGAACAGCGCCAGTCAGCACTTGAAGGCTTGGTTCGTCAGTCCGGTACTGTTCCACAGCCTGTCATTAACCGCATCCGAGCAGGGGCTGAAAGTCAGAATGCAGATGACGTTCTTACCGCCCTGCAATCGGCATCACGCTTTTCACAGGTCAACCCTTCAGCGCTAGGACGGCGCGAAGGCGGCGAGGCCGTGCAGCGTAAGGTTGATGACTTTGATTATTACGTGAATACACTTAATCTTGATCCACAGGAAGCCGCACGCCGTATTGCTGAGCAAAATGATCCGAACAAGGTCCGTGATCGCAAAGCGCTTGAGCCAGCCGCTAAAGAGTTCCGCAAGTCTCTCGAAGGAGCGAACCTCGGCACGCTGTTTGATGAAAGCTGGCTGCCTTTCAATACGCCGAATGTCGGCTTTACTGAAGGGCAAGCGGCAGGGATCGCGGCTGACTATATGGCAATTGCCGAAGAACAGTTCTTTGCGACGGGCGGGAATGCGGAACTCGCAAAGACCCGCGCCGAGAAAGAAATGAAGCGTCTCTATGGTGTTTCTGACCTCAGTGGCGCCAAAACAGTCATGAAGTATCCGCCTGAAAAATTCTGGCCGGTAATGCCGGGTGAAAGCGATCCATACGGTTATGTTAAGGACCAGCTTATCAATGATCTGGCGTCCACCTTTCCTGATGACGCCTCTCTGAACCCACGCAAGTCCGGCGCCGGATTTGTCGGCAATGTGGCCGGAAGAACCGTTGATATCCGCGATGAAAGCGGATTGCCTGAGTTTCGAAGGCTCGCCCGCGATGACATTATGAAGCGGGTTATTCTCGTGGCAACTCCGCAGACCGGCGCCGAAATCAAGGCGAACCAGCTTCCCGGCTATACGGTACTTTTCAAAGACGACGCGGGGAATATCCAGACACTCTACGGCAAGCAGTGGCGACCCGACGTGTCGGCTGTCGTCAAACAAACGGAACAGCAACAGCAAAGCCGTCTTGAGCGGGCTTATGATTATCAGGCCACTGGGCAAACCATGGCCGATTATCTCCGTGGCGGGGAGATACCAATGGGCGCAGGCTCAGCATGGGATAACCCAGAACAGCAGCAGATTATTCCGCAGGAAGGTAAATAATGCCATTCTACGAACCGTCTGTCCGCGTTCAGGATTTGATGAACGTTGCGCCCGTTGAAGAACCGCAAGACCCTTCGCTTGGTGAAACGGTTGCGGCCGCGGCTCGGACGGAAAATATCGTCGGTTCCTATCTCGCCAACAGAGGCATGCCTAATCCATATGAAATTGATGACCCAAGCTTTAACGCTATCGATTATGTGAAGGATGACCCGGATTATGCGCCGTATGTCGAACAGTTCGGCGGCGTGTTTAACCGTAAGGCCGCTGATGCGCTTAAGCTTCAGATCAAGCGCGAGGAGCAGGACCGGCGCACGTTGGATGCAGCAGGTATCAATGGCACGATAGCGTCTTTGGCCGCTGGCGTTCTTGACCTTCCTACGGTGTTCTCAGTCGGCGGCGGCATTGCCGGGGCAGGGCGCACCATATTTGGAACGGCTGTTCGCGCAGGTGTAGGCGCAGGCATTGACGCCACAGTGTCGGAGGCTGGTCTACAACTCACACAGCGAACCAGAACAGGCGAGGAAAGCGCATACAACATCGGTGGGTCTGTTCTGCTCGGAGGCGCTTTAGGCACGCTCGTGGGCCGTTATCTGTCGAATGTGGAAGCATCTGCGCTATCCCGAAAGATCGAGGAACAGGGCAAAGGTTTTGCAGAAGCTGATAATGCCGTGTTTGGCAATGGTTCTGCTCGCTCTGCCGGTGCTGCTGCGGTCGAACAAGGACCGACGCATCTAAAGGATGAGGCGCTTATCAAGCGGCTCTGGGGTGTTCGTTCACAGGACCCGCTTATCCGCTCTCAGCTTTCCGATTTCGACAGTACGCGTCAGACGGTTCGCCAGTTGGCAGAAACGCCACTTGAATATGCCGAGAACGCGCAGGGCGTAGCAACTGAAATCGGCGGGTCTGTCGAAACCCGCATGAAGATGTGGCAGGCACCGCTTGCTGATACCTTGCAGCAGGTCGATACGATCTATGCGAAGTATTTCCACAACACACCCGATCCGACCGGCTGGCAGCGGCGTCTCGCTCCGATGCGTTCCGAGATGCAGCGTATTACGGGTGGTGACAAACTGACATTCAAGCAGTTCAAGGAGGAAGTTGGGCGGGCGGCATTTTCAGGCGATGAGCACGTTATTCCAGAAATTGCAGAAGCGGCAAAGGCGTATCGTCGGATTGATGACGCCATGAAACGCGCTGCTATCGAGGCCCGACTTTTCCCGGAAGATATAAAGCTCGAAGGAGACGTCTCGCACCTCTTTCGCATGTACAACAAGGACAAGATCGCCGCATATCGTTCTGATTTCGCTCGCATTCTGAATGACTATTTCATCACAAAGCGCGATGCAGCGGCTAAGATTGGCGACGCTGAAAATGTAGCTCGAAAGGCAGACGCAAAGGCGGATGCGGCTGCAAAGAAAGCTCAGGAGTTCTCACGACTTTCTGACGATGAGGTCAAAGACCTTGTGGAGGAAACGATTGATACAATCCTCGGCAACGCTGATGGTCGCATCCCGTATGACAGCATTGTTTCCGGGCCACGCGGTCCGCTGAAAGAACGCCTTTTGCGCATCGAAAGCAAGAAGATACAGGAATTTCTCAATACCGATATTGAGGAGGTTCTTCACGCTCAGGTGCGCACAATGTCGGCTGATGTTGAGCTAGCGAAGAAATTCGGTTCCGTCGATATGGCCGAACAAATTCGCAAGATCAACGATGAGGCTAATCGTAAGATTGCTGCCGTTGACGGAATGAAAGACAAGGACGGCAAGCCAGCAACGCCGGAAGCCAAGGCCAAGGAACGCGCGCGACTGGATCGCTCTCGCAAGTCAGCCGTTCGCGATATCGAGGCGATGCGTGACCGGCTTCGTGGCCAATATGCATTGCCGTCAAACCCGGATGGGATTGTTCTCCGCGCCGGACGTGTGGCGAGAAACCTGAACTATCTGCGCCTGCTTGGTGGCATGACGCTTTCAGCCTTCCCGGATATGGCTGGTATTGTTCTGAAGCATGGCTTGACATCGACATTCCGTGATGGCTTCGCGCCGCTCGTATCGAATATGAAGGCAGTTAAACTGGCTGGCGCCGAGGTAAAAGCCGCAGGTACGGCGCTTGATATGATTCTCGACAGCCGTGCAATGTCGATTGCTGAGATTGGCGATCAGTTCGGGCGCGGGACAAAGTTCGAGCGCGCCATCAAGTCGGCGGGAACCCGCTTCGGTGTCGTTTCCCTCATGGCGCCGTGGAATGCTGCGATGAAGCAATTCAGCGGCATGGTTGTCATGACCAATCTGCTACGCGCTTCGGAAAAGGTTGCGAAGGGGCAGGCAAGCCCGAAGGAAATCCGAAAGCTCGCCGGGGCCGGCATCAATGCCGATCTGGCCGAACGCATTACAAAGCAGTTCTCCAAGTACGGCGAAACACAGGACGGGGTATTCCTTGCAAAAGCCGCTGATTGGGATGACCAACTCGCCAAGGAAGCATTTCGCGCTGCTGTGGTGCGAGATGTGGACCGCATCATTGTCACACCAGGGCAGGATAAGCCGCTCTGGATGAGCACAGAACTCGGCAAGACAGTCGGTCAGTTCAAAAGCTTCAACGTTTCTGCCATGCAGCGGATTGCACTCTCAGCGCTGCAACAGCGTGACGCTGAGACGCTAGCAGGCGTAATGACATCGCTTAGTCTCGGCGCAATGACCTATGTTGCCAAGCAGGCTGTAGCAGGCAAGGAAATCTCGGACGACCCCGCCGTCTGGGCAACGAACGCCTTTGACTGGTCCGGTCTTGCGGGTTGGATGATGGAAGTGAACGGGATTGCGGAAAAGGCTAGCCGTGGGCGTGTGGGCCTCTCCGCTCTGACCGGCGAGCAAATGAGCCGTTTTCAGTCAAGAAACGTTGTCGGCGCCTTCCTCGGACCTACGCCTGATGCTGTGGCAGACATATTCCAGGTGACGGGTTCGATGTTTGCCGGGGACACGACGAAATCCGATCTCCACAAGATGCGGCAACTCCTGCCGTTTCAGAACCTTTTTTATATCCGTGGCCTGTTAAATCAGGTAGAGGATGCAACTGGCGATGCGACAAACCTACCTGAAACAAGGAAGAACTAATTGTTACTGTTTACGCTGCTCGCTGTGCTGGCTTTTTTCCCCATGATTTTCGCCTGCCTCATGACCATCTCAGCTATTCGCAAGAGCGAATTTGACTTCGCTCTGAAGTCTGGGGCCGTATTCCTCGTTTGTTTGCTGATCGTTGTTGTAGCGCCAAAAGGCAAACCGCATATGTCGGATGGTTGTCGATCCTATGGGCGCTTCGCGTCAGATTGCTAGAGCCTGAAGAGCTTACTGAGTACCCGCGCAGAAACGCCCACAAGAACGCCGGTCGAACAAAGCCCGATTACGAATGATGTAGCGGCCATGTTGGCATTCGCCTCGGCGGCCATCATTGACAAGAGAAATGACATAACCGCCGTGACACCAATAATCGCGAGTGAAAGTGGCGTAAATCTCTTGCCACTTGGCGCGGAACGTATCGCCCAGAACGTCGCCACGAAAGACAGGACTACCCGTATTGGGTCAAGTAGTTGCGCGATGAAAATGGCAGAAAGAACAGACATAAGCCCCCCTCAGTAGCCCGAGTATTCATACACCGCCCCCGTTTTCAAGGCCCTGCGTTTCGCGGGGCTTTTCTCGTTTCAGCCGTCTCATTTGAGGCGGCTTTTTTCATGGAGCCTCCCTAAATGACTTCAATCAATATCAATCGTCTGGATGGACTGAGCAGCGCGACGGCTTGGAAGGGGCCTGTTCGTGTGGCAACTACGGCCAATATTCATCTGTCCGACCTTCAGACCATTGATGGTGTCGCGCTTAATGAAGGAGACCGCGTTCTCGTAAAGGACCAGACAGATGCGCGTTACAATGGCATCTGGGTGGCTGATACTGGACTCTGGCGCCGTGCAAAGGATTTTGCATCGAACCGCGATGTTCGTCAAGGAACACAGGTTTTCGTTGTCGATGGTACGAATTTTGCAAGGAGCGGCTGGTACGTTTCTAGCAATAATCCTATTAAAATTGGCGAGACAGAAATAACCTTTACTCAAAACATGCTCCTCAATCTGGAACAACTTGAAGAGTATGTTGAGCAGGCTCAACTCGCCGCCATAAGCGCCTCTCAAGATGCGGAGGTATCGGCGCAGGCGCGTGACGAGGTTCTTGCCGCACTAGGCGCAGCAGTATCTCCACTCCCGAGCAGACAATTCGCGATAGACGATTTTCGCCCTCTCGTCCCACCCGCCTTCATACAAGTTCTCGGTTACTCGGATGCCGGTGATGGTGGCGCAGCACTTTACGTTTACTCCGCAACAGAACCGCTGCATCAAGGAAAATTTCCCGTTACACTCTTGTTAGGTGGAACCGCATGGTATCAGTTAGCGGATCAGCCATTAAACGTTAAAATGTTTGGAGCCAAGGGTGATGGCGTTACTGATGATTGGCAGTCGATCACTAATGCCATTGAGTATTGCCGACAGACATACACCCCGCCATCGTCACGCCCATTCTATCCGCAGCGCTGGACGATGTATTTCCCTGACGGAGAAGCAGCTACATATCTCGTCAGCAAGCCAGTAGTTCATGTAGCTGGATGTACAATATTGATGGCTTCTGGTGCCTCCCTGAAGGCGTCCGCAGCGATGTCTTCGGTGGTAACTTCTGAGAACGTAAACTATCTGTCGAACCATCATTTTGGAAGATTTGAGGGTGGAACCATTGATGGGGCAGGCGTTGCGCAAAGATGCATGCACCCCCTGTATTTTTCTCACTATACCGTAGAAGATGTAATGATGTTCGATCCGGTTTTGAACCACATCGAACTCGGTATACTTACGGCTGTCGGCGGCGTTTATGAGGCGATGGTGAAGGGGCTTGTCTTGCGTAGGTCAGTAGGCATCCCCACCCCAGTAGGCAGTTGCGGAATATTAATCACCAAGTGCGGCGATAGCCACTTTGAAGATATTATTATCATGTCAGTAGAAAGCGGGATGAAGGGGGCGCTTTTCGACAGCAAGATTTCTCGTGTGCATGTCTGGAATGACCCTGTTTTGGGAGGGCTTGGCACAGGTTTTCACATCACCGGATCGCAGAATATATTCTCTCAATGTCAGGTTGATGGTCCGCTCATTAGTGGCGGCTCTGGTTGGTATTTCACGCTTCCAGGCAATGTGATGATAGGATGCTCTCTCAATGGAGAAACGGCGGGGACCAATATCGCCCAAGGCGTATATCTGGAGGCAGGCGCCAATACTACAGTTGTAGGGTGCACTTTTAAGGCCGCTAGCGGCACTCTTTCCGGAGATATACTCGGTCCCGGAGTCGCGGGGTCTGTTCTAATCGGAAACTTATCCACCAATTGCACGCTTACTCAGGGCAATAGATTGCCCATGGTTGGAACACCGTCCTACACGGTGTCTGCGTTGCCGTCCTCGCCAAAGAGAGGGGATAGAGCTTTCGTCCATGATGCCAGCGCAACTACCTTTGCCTCGGCAGTAACAGGCGGAGGATCGAATTGGGTTCCGGTGGTTTTCAATGGTAGCAATTGGATCATAGGTTAAAGTTTATGGACGATAGTGTTTATGTGATAGAGCGCGATAACGGCACGATAGAGCTGAGATTCCCTGCTGAAGGGAAATCCCCAGAGCAGGTTTGCTGTGGAAGCACATTTGTCATTCTGCCACGATCCTCGATTCCGAGAGATGACACATATAGGAGAGGATGGATATTGTCTGATGACAAGACACGCATCCTGGAAGGAATTTTCGCTTACGATGAATGCGGGTCTATTATGGCTTGGGTCCCAGCGAGGGCTTAAATACAATAAACCTGTAAAGAACAAAGTTAATAATCATTGCACCACCGCTCGCGAAAGCAAGAGAAATTTGCGGGCTTGTAAGCTGTAGACAGGCGTAATAAATGAACCAGTTCAAAGACAGCCCGATTACGCTTGCACCAATGTAAGCCTGAAATTGCTTGAGTATATCTCCTTTCGAAGTGAAGGTTATGCTCCGATTTAGAATAAAGGTCAAAAGAACGGCAAACGTAAAGGATATTACTCGACCCAGTATAGCGCCTGTGCCAAGTTTGATCGCGAGCGTCAGGATGGTTAAATCAGTCAGGAAGCCTGCCACTCCGACAAACGTAAATTTGACAATGGTTGTCATTGTTTAGGTATTGCCAAAAAGGCTAATTTTTTCTGATCTGATCTGGTCCGCTGTACCAAATCAAGTGTCAATCCAACACCGACAAGAATAACGCTTATCAAACCAAGGAAGCCAGCTAAAACGGCGGACGGCAATCGTTGGACCAACCCTGTGTCAAAATATTCAGACACCACAGGAATACCAACTAGTAGACAAGAAAGGAAGAACATGCTGGACAGTATCGTAAAGAATAGTAGTGGCCTTTCAATCTGCACTAGGCGAATAATCGTCAATAGAATTCTAAAGCCATCCTTGTACGTTGATAGCTTGCTTATTGAACCTGTGGGCCTCTCTTTATACGGGGCTGATATCTCTGTAGCGGGAATGCCGAGCTCCAGCCCGTGAACCAGGAGTTCCGTTTCAATCTCGAACCCAGATGACGAAATTGGAAAAGACTTCACGAAACGGCGCGATAGAATTTTGTACCCGGACAGCATGTCATGCAATTGCTTCCCAAATATTAGGCCAATAGCTCCCGTTAGCACCATATTTCCCAAAACATGGCCGCGTCGATAGGCGTCTGACCCAGACGCTATGCGCCGTACATTTAGAAAATCGAGGTGGTCATCTTTAAACTGCTTTATGGCTTCGGAGGCCTTCGAAAGATCGTATGTATCATCTCCGTCAACCATCAGAAATATTTCAGCATCAATATCTGTAAAAGCTCTACGTATTGCATACCCTTTACCTTGCCGCAGTTCTTTCCGAACATTGGCCCCAGCTTTGGCGGCTACTGTTGAAGTGTCGTCGCTCGAATTGTTGTCATAGACAAATATTTCAGCACCAGGAAGATACTTCTTGGCGTCAGAAACAACCTTGGCGATGGTGATTTCTTCATTGTAGCACGGTATAATGACCGCAACATCTTCGAAATGTTTCACAGAAGAGCCCCGACTGCGATAATTGATATGGATACAAGGCCACCAGATATGACGGTGGCTCGGGTTCCTATAGCTTCTCCGCGCCCCCACCGCAACAGGAAGCATGCAATAATCAGGTATGAAGACGGCAAAACATAGCGGAAATCAGACGCAACCCCGACGAGTAAGTATGCTCCGATATAAGCCAAGGAAGCAAAGGACAGACAGTTTATCAATTTAGCATCCGCATTTCTACAAGGGGCACTCACAATCAATAGTCCGGCAGAGAGAGCCAGCCAAATATACGGCAAATGCCATGGCTGCCTTGGATGCGCTCCCATTAGTTCCACATAGCTCTTGTGAATAGTATAATCGCCTGGAAACTTCTGGTTTTGATAGCCCGGTTCAGTCCACGAAACATAGCGAAAAGCATCAAAATCCCCCACAAATCTAAGGAACTCGTTAAAATACATTATGCGGTGTTTGATGTAAGCAACTGGGTTCTCATATATCGCTTGAACCCATGCTGTTGTTAGGTTTTGTTTTCGAGCTTTTTGGTTGACGAAACCGCATTCACCCCACGCATAGTTGTCCCAAGACAAGGGATTATAGCAGTCGTCTTCGATTTCTGTTCGCTCTTTGGCTGTCCACGGTCCCGGAAAGTGATTTCTTCCTGTGAAGTAAGAAATTCCTCCAAGGTCAAATATTTGCAGGGATGTGACCGGCCTTAGTTCGGTGGCCCTAAAGATATTATGATTGATCGGCCCAGAGACGCCGATGGCAATCAGTGTAATGAGAGCAGCAGAAATGACGCTTCGAATGGAAAGTCGCCATCCCATTGTTAGGTATACAATAATGGGCGCAACAATGAACGGCGCGTTTGTCCTAGAAAGAAGGGCGACGGCAATTGTTACTATGAGTAGAAATAGCACCCATTCGCCACCCAATGCCCCCCTATTGTTGTCTATTGTAGATAACAAAGCGACAATCGTTAGAAGTAAAACGGATAGAACAACATCTTTCGCGGGGAACCCAAGTTGCCCCATGAATAAAGGCGAGAAGAAAACCATCAAAAACACTGGTACTGATGCGTACAGTGGTAAACGTTTTACGAGCACAAATAGGGAAATGGCGGCAACGGCAAAATTTATTGAATAGAACCAATTACCATTTCCTAATACCAAATACTGGGCCCTCCACATCAATGCCAACATAGGAGGGTGCCAGTCAGTATATGTCGATGTGACAGCCTGCATATACTGGTCGAAGACGTCAGAATATATGTATCCGGGGAAAAATGCATATATGCAGAAGGCGGCGGACGCCATGGCTATGAACAATAGGCATATATCTGTGTTGCGTGAGTGTGATTTCATTTGATCGCCCCCTATTCCGTAAAGCGATTAAGTCGATACTCCCCCAGATTGCAATGGGTCAATGCGAGATTTTACGTTTTCTTACCGTCAAACTGAGACGCACATATTGAGTTTTCTTCGTCGCGCCGCCTACTGAGGCGGCTTTTTCTTTGCCGAAAGGTTTCCATGAAATTGATAGCCGACTGGCGGCGCGTCCTGCGAAGGGCGTGGTCCGTCCGCCTGATCCTGCTCGCCGGTATCTTGTCCGGCCTTGAAGTGGCGCTGCCGTACATTGGTGACGCTTATCTCATCCCAACCGGTGCATTCGCAGCGCTGTCCGTTCTTGTAACGATGGCGGCATTTGCTATGCGCCTAATCTCCCAGAAGGAATTTCGCGATGGCGAGTAGATTGAAGAAATCCGGGGCCGTCATGGCTGCGGCAGTTGCTCTTGTTAGTGCTTGGGAAGGCGTGAAACTCGTGGCCTATCCAGACCGCTTCGCCGATGGCTTGCCAACGGTTTGTTTCGGAGAAACACGCGGCGTTAAGCTCGGCGACCGTTACACGCTTGATCAATGCAAGAAGATGCTGGGCAATGCTCTTGTAGAGTTCGAGACAGGAATGCGCAAATGTCTGACAAGCCCGGACAAAGTTCCAGACAAGCCATACGTGGCCTTTCTTTCGCTCAGCTACAACATTGGCACTGGAGCATTTTGCCGCTCATCTGTGGCTCGCTATGCCAACGCTGGCGACTATCGCAAGGCATGTGATGCAATCAGCCTTTACAATCGTGCAGGCGGGCGCGTGGTCAAAGGGCTTGTCAATCGTCGCGCTGATGAACGCAAGCTTTGCCTCGAAGGGCTGAAGTGAGGTTCGGCCTGCTCGACTACATCAAAATCGGGGCAGGCTTCGCAGTCGGTATCGTTCTGATGCTTGGCTTTAATCTGCTCATTCATGACCCATCGATCAGGCGCGAGGCACGGCAGGGCTACGTCCTCGAAGTGCAGAAGATCGCCCTTGAAGCGAAACTGGCGGAGCGTGACCGCCAGATCAAGGCCGGACAGCTGGTCATCGAATCCTATCAAGAACAACTCCGCAATGCTCGCAGGGCTGAGCAGGAGCGCATTGAACAGACCGAACAGGAGATTGCGGACTATGAAAAGAAACTGGCTGCGGCGGGCCGGTCTTGCCTGCTTAATTCCGATGATATTGAGTGGATGCGCAAATGATGCATTGCGCAAGGCTGCGACTGAACAGGGCAGGGCGCAGGCAGGCATAACGCTTCCTCCATATCCCGAAGACTGCCGCAAGAAAGAAGCCCATGCGCCACTGGTTGAAGGTGGCGAAGTCCGCTCGACCCTGAAGCGTGAACGTGAAGCCTTGAAGCGCCAGAACAGCCGCACTGATCGGTGCGCCAAGTTTTATGACGGCGTTTTGGAGGGGCTTAAATGACAGGCTCCGTCGAATGGTCACAGATAACCTTTCTCATCCCCGTTGTCGGTGCGCTCGTCGGCGTCTGGTATAAGCTTCAAAGTCAGATCAGCGCCAATAAGGCGCAGCAGGCAAACGAACTCGCTGCCTACAAGCTTCATGTGGCAGAGACATACACAACGAAGCAGGGAATGTCTGAACAGACAGCCCAAATTCTCAAGGCGGTGGACTCAGTGAGTTCTAAGCTCGACCGTACGAATGAGCGCATCGACGGTCTTTTGCAGCCGAAGGCGGCTTCGCGCTCGCGTTCTTCTTCCTAAGCTCACTCCCACATAGGAGGGCCGCAAATGCGGTTCTGCAAAATCGTGGTGGCCATTACGGTCGCCGCCCTGCTGGCGCTCATGGCGAGGGTGTAAATGGCACTCTCACCTGAAGCACTTCAAGAAGCCGTCGATCTTGTACGAGAACACGGCACGATTATCGCAGCTTCCCGCGCATCGGGAATAAAGCGCTCCACACTTCAGGATCGGGTATTCAAGGCAAAGGCAGCAGGGCTTTTCTCCCCAGTTCAGCCAATCCCCGGTTTTGATATCTCCCGCTATTCCTCAACTGTTCGCAACGGGCAGGTTGTCAGTGAAAGCATCCAGCAAAAGCCAGCAGAGGCTATGGGCCGCTTTAATGTGCCTGACGGACATTACGTTAAAGGCGTGTCTGCTCTTGTGGATGCTGAGGGGAACGTCAAACAGCAGTGGCTCAAAACGGGGGTAGACCCGAATGCGATTGATATTGTTGAGGCTGTTCGGGATGTGATTTCCGACTATGCCGGAGTATCACATCTCATTCCAGAGCCGGACGTTTCGCACGATAACACCTTCACCGTGATACCGCTCCCAGATTGGCATATCGGGCTTATGGCGTGGGCTAGGGAGACAGGTGAGAATTACGATCTGAAGATTGCCCGTGAGACGATCATGCAGGCCATGGTCAGCGTCATCAATCAGTCGCCGCCTTCCTCACATGCTATAATCCTCGGCCTTGGCGATATGCTGCATTTCGACGGCTACGAGCCGGTGACAAGTCGATCCGGGAACTTCCTCGATGCTGACGGGCGGCATCCAAAGGTATTGCGAACTGCGCTCGACATGGTGCGCTCAACTGTCGATCTGGCCTTGCAGAAGTTCAGGACTGTTGAAGTTCGCATTCTTCCCGGCAACCACGACGATCAATCAGCCGTTGCCCTGTCGCTGGCATTCAGCCTGTTCTATGAGAATAACGATCGCGTCACCTTCGATGACAGCCCGTCGCGCTTCTGGTGGAAGAGAATAGGCAAGGTGTTCCTCGGTGCCACGCACGGCGACAAGACCAAGATGCGCGATCTTCCCTTGGTCATGGCCGCAGATAACCCGCAGGACTGGGCCGATAGCACATACCGCCGTATCTACACGGGGCATATCCATCACGAAAGTGCTGTGGAGGAAGGTGGCGTGCTCGTCACCTCCCTGCGTTCTCCTGTCGCCAAGGACGCCTACCACTCATTCAGCAAGTACCGATCTGGACGTAGCGTATACTCGGACACTTATGACGTTTCCGGGCGCATGGCATCATCCGTTAAAGTGAATTTGTGAGATGACACCCAATGAGTTCGCAGAATACCTTCTTTCCAAAAACAACGGGGACGCGCTTCAGGCGCTCCACGAAGCCTGCGAAAACATCGCTTGGCTCAACCGATACTGTGTCTCATCAGGATATATCCGCCGCAATCCGCGACCTCCAGCCGATCAGGCGAGGGGATGAGATATTCATCACACTCAACGGTGAGGAAGTGAAGCTATCAGCGATGCAAGCGCAGCTTATCATGAGGGCGTGGGTGGAAGTGGTTGGCGGTGCCTTTGTGGCAGCAAAGGTGTGAAGGTCAGTTAAAATTCCTCAATGAAATCAATGTGCACTTATCCCACCACACCTTTCGTGCAAGTTATTGTTTTAATTATAAAAACAGTAAAAAATTGCAGTCCTGTCGGGATCGCCAC